GGTTCGATCCCGCTCGGGAGCTCCAAAAGAAAAAGCCTTGCAATTGCTTGATTTTCAAGCAATACAGGGCTCTTTTTATTTTTAAAATCAATAGATTTTCAAAACTTGTATTGCCTTATATTGCCCTATATTGCCCTCTTGTGTGCAACACCCTGTGCAACACCCTAATAAAAAAACTACCATGACTTATGGTAGTTTAGAAATTTTACTGTTTGCTGTTGACTGATTTAATATCTTAGCTACATCGAGTATATCGCTTTCGTCAAGATTTGTATAAATGTTGGCTGTAAGAGATATATCAGAGTGCCCCATGAGTTTTTGAGCCATTCTGATGTCAATTCCCTTTCGTGCGAGATTAGTACAATATGTATGTCTAAAGCAGTATGGCACGAGATCAGGAGCAACTGGGAAAGGCGGTATGAGCTGATTGCGATACATCTTGCATCCCATAGCGATATTTAGTCGTCTTTTAAAGGATGTCCATACACGATTACGATTTTCGTACTTTATAGCAGTTCCGGAACTGTAGCATGCGATGTATTCAAAAGGTGGCGTATGCTTTATCAATTCATATAAATCATATGGGATTGGAACTGTTCTATCAGCATTGACCGATTTCGTTCCGCGAATATGCAGCAAAGGAATGTCGCCTTTAAGCAATATATCCATACCTTTACACTCTGCAGCCTCGGACGGACGGCATCCGCAATCAAGCATTAAGAGATATAAATAATATCGTCTATCAGTTTTAGCCACTTCTCTGATATAACGCTCTTCTACTTCCGTAATTGCTCGGCGATATGTTTTTGTGCCTTGCGGCTTAACTATATACTTTGCTGGGTTATCGACGATGAGATGATTTTCTACAGCTTTAGAAAATATAAAATTCAGAGCTTGATAAACTCCGTTAATTTGTGCTTTAGATTTTCCAGATTGCAAATTTAAGACATTTTGACAATGAAGAGGCTTAACTGTTTTAAGCTGCATTTTGCCAATGTGCGCAAGTATGCAAGACTTCACTTTGCTTATATATTTTCTTTGAGTTAAGTCGGATTGCCTTGTTTTATATACAGCAATAGCTTGCTTTGTCCAATCTTCCACGGTAGTTGATCCAGCAAGAATTACTTTGCCCTCCTCAATGTCGCGAACTTTATTTGTATATTTTTGAATCAACTCAAATTCCGAATCGGCACGAACAACATATCGCACGCCATCTATTTTAAAGTATTTTACAAACTTATATTTTTTTGGCATACGCACCTCCAGGCTAGTAAAGAAAACAAAATGAAAAAAATCCCGTATGTATACGAGATTTTTTTAGATATTCTATAATGCCCTATAGGCAAGATTTTGGAATTACTTCCGTTAAATTATTCTATCTTAAATCTCGAATAATGTCAAATCGTTTTTCTATTTTATTATGATTTGTTTTGATAATTTATCGGTTAGCTTGTCCATGGTTGAATCTGACAGCTTTATACCATATAGATAATCTGTGGATTTCTTGGGAACATAAATTCGCTGCTTGCTTACAGTAGTTACTTGATTCATTATCGCCATAGTTCCTGTTTTTAATTTATTAATTTCTTTTTTATAGACTTTTAACAAATTCATAGTAGCTTCTGCAGCATCAAGCTTTGATTCTAAATCTGCAATGATGGCAGATTTTCTCTCATCCATATCGGAATCATGAGGAATCAATTTTAATATTGCTTTAAATTCACCAATTTGACTAGTAGCAGAGTCATTCAATTTATTATACTGAGTAATAGCTTTGTTATATAATTCTTGCCCTAAGTCTAAATTTGATTTATGAATGGTTTTACCATTAGTTGAGGAAAGAGGGATAACTGTTATGACATCAGCTGCACGAGAGTTCTTATTATCAATAACTACTGCATAATGAAGACCACCCAATTCTTTTCCTATACGAAATCCAAAATTCACACGTATGACATCACCACGAGAATACCGGATAAGTCTTGACGGATTAAAATCATCTTCCTTTTCTATGTAATCTGCAAATGATTTAATCCAATAAGAAACAAGATCGGCTTTTTTGTTGTATGATTTATCGGTTGAGTCTGCATATTTTTCTAACAAATCATTGAGGCGAGTCATAGCCTCATCGATATTATTTTTAATATCAGTAATCGATTTATTCTTACTCAATCTTATAGCGCCTCCTTAACAACATTTTTATCAGTTGTTTTTACGATTTTTTAAAATTGAAACTAAAGCGAGCGCTGCACAAATTAAGCACCAAATAGACCAAATAATTAAATCAGTATAGCTTCCTGCATTTGTTAGCCCCATCACGGCAGCTAAACCAAAGATCACAATAAGTGCAATATTGCCGCCTTTTCCAACCTTATTTCTAACCGCAATAGAAACGATTCCGCCAGCGAGCATCAATATTGCAACTAAAAGTCCCGCAGAACCGCTCACTTCGTTGTTATCAGCCAAAGCATTACCAAGTCCTGCCATACCAGACTGAAAAGCAACAAATACGCTTAGGATGATTGACAAAATACCTGATACTAATTTCCATGTTTTCATTTTTTACTTCCTTTCTTAATAAAAAACATACGAATTAAGATTTATTACATAAAACAATCCTATTAGATTGCTAAACGGATAACAAAGTTCACGAGCCTATTTCATATTGTGGAACACACCAACACATTCACCTAAAATCGTTACCTCCGAAGCATCAACAACCATCGGCTCAAATTCAGAGTTACAAGGATTTAATATTATTGTATCATCTTTCCAAAATACTTTTTTTAAAGTAGCCTCACACTCAGAATTTAGTAACACGGCGTATACTGTGTTGTTTTTATAGTCATAAGTCTTTTTTATAAAAGCGATGTCGTTATTAGATATGCAAGCATCAATCATACTATCACCACGTACGCGAACACAGAAATCTGCCTTGATAGATTGGTCAACGAAAAAATATCCCTCAAAATTCTCTTCACAGAAAATGCCGTTTCCAGCACAGATATCGCCCAACATCGGAATCGGGCGAGCTGCAGGAAATGAAATGTTGGTTATATTTGTCAAATCATCTTCATTTTGATTTAATCTAACTAACTGACTACCATCGGTCATTCGAATTAAATCATCTGCCGACATAGACATTACTTTAGCAGCCTTTTTAAATGTATCAATAGAGGGTAGTAGCTGCTTAGAACTTTTAGGATTTTTATTTTTCTCTAACATCGAGATATAACCTTTACTTAAACCAGCTTTTGCAGCGAAGGTTTCCATTGTCATGTTGTTTTCTTCTCGAAACTGCTTTATTATTTCACCTAAAAACATAAAATCACCTCTTGTTTAATATAATAACCTTTTTGCGAAAAACAAGCAAGGAAAAAGTTTAATAAAATAAACAAAACCTATTGACAATAAAAGTTTAATATATTAAACTCAAGAAAACGGAGGGAATAAAAATGAAAAACACTATTAAAAAAGAAAGAGAAAATCTTGGAATGACACAAGCTGAGCTTGCTAAAAAGTCGGGAGTTGCACGAACAATCGTATCCGGGTTGGAGAGTGGCAGAATCAAAGTTACTACTACTGATACGATTAAAAAAATAGCATGTGCTCTCAATAAAAAAACTACAGATGTATTTTTTTAATTTAAAAGTTTAATATATTAAACGACAAACAAGAAAGGAGAAAGAAAATGAAAGATTGGGAAACACCACATTTCACCGAAATGCCCAGTGGACTAATCATTGAAGAAGACCAAATGAAAAAAGCTGAGCATGCTATTAGCTTAGCTTTGAAAATGGTTTTAGAAGATGAAGCCCAAACATATGAAGTAATTCAATATGTCTTAGATAAATATATCGAAAGGCTAAAATCAAAGAAAGTCAGCCTATTGTGATTACGTAACAATAACGGAAAGGAACATAAAATGAAAGATTGGCTCGCATCATATTTCATAGGTTTCGTCCTCACATTCTTGATTATAACTCTAATAGAACTAAAGGGATAATATGAATTTCACAACAAGACTAGAAATCACACCTAAAAGAAAGCCCAACACACGATTAGTCCAGACTTCGGATCGGGCGAGAATATAATTAATAGCCTCATTGCGATAGTAGATGCAATAAGGTCTATTGTCAGCATATCGAATATCAATACAATTGTTAGCCTCTAAAGCAGACAATACATCTGGATCAAAGCTAGATATTATTTCTTCACTGCCGATAACACCAGATGCTTTGATAGTTTTAAGCGTAGAACGCATTTTGAAACGCATAAACATAACCAATTACCTCCATCTAAGTAGAATTATATCACAACGACGGAAAGGAGGACAAACAGAAAGGAGTCGCAAATGACTAAGACGCAAATAAAAAAAGATCTGCTGCAAGGCAATGGCGGCTCGATATTGATAAGTATTGCAGCAGTAGCAAGACTAACAAAGATGAGCCGTGATCGTGCAAGCATTCTACTAAAAGATTTGCAATACGATCCACGCGGTAAGGCAAAGATGTACTACGTAGACGACGTGGCAGAAGTCTTTGCGGGGAGGAGAACTTTATAAAGATGATAATAGAAGATAAGAACTTGATATCAGCGGTTATACCCCGAGGAACTGAAAAGGCATGTGTAATGAAGGTTATAAAAACTACAGCTTTGTTAGGTGC